GGCCACCTACTTCTAAGTAGTCCCAGTTGCCATCAATATTCTGCTCAATCGTCTTGATGGTAGAACCGTCTGAGTCTTCATAGACAAGTCCTGTATGCCCGTAGTTGACACCGTCGCCAGCCACATATGATTTCACGAAGAACCAACCAGCTTTTGGATAGTCAGCATCATACACGACTTTCAAGCCTTGTGAACGTGCTGACTCAAGCAAGTCATAAGCATTGCCCCAAAGGGTCACACCGTACCAATGACGTAGCCCGTAACAAGGCACGTCGGCACACTGGAACCCATAAGCTCCATCGTTATCCACTCCATCGCCAGAATTGGCCTTGTCGATGAAGAATTGAATCATTTCCTGTTTTTTAGACATACCTACTCCTCACTTGGTTTCTTGTATTCTAGAGCTCGTGTGCTGTCTGTGATTCCGCTAGTCGTCGGGTCATTGACTAGACCGATAGCAGTCAAGAACACGAATACTGCATTAACAAGCAGAATCAGCTTGTTGCCGATATCACCCAAATCCAGATGATATCCAAAGACTGCTGCACCAGCTTGCAAGACAAGCAAGAATGCTGGAATTGCAGTCAGCCAGAAGAATTTATTTTTTATTCTTAATTTCCAGTTAATCATGTGTTTTTCCTTTCTATTAATCATACACGTCGTAAATAGTATTTGGGTCTTTATTCGAAATTGCATTATATTGTGCAGATGTTCCAACCCAATACTTTAATTCTTGACCGTTATTTTGGTTCAAGATGTTTTTACCCGGCTCACCTTTCAAACTATTTCGCTGAGTTGGTGTTAAAGCATCGAATGACGGGCGTCTTTCGAGAGCAGAGACTCTTCGTTGTAAATCACTATCGTTGTAGGGTTTCGGAAACACTCTAGCACCTATCCAGGTTACAGTAACACGTTCGTTAACAACGCTAGTTACTCTCCAATAACCTTCATCTGACCCAAAAGAGCTGCTATAAAAGTCTTGAATGATATCTCCAACCTTGATGCCATCAGGGTTCATTAAGTTATTTGTCGTGATTGTGGCAGTAGTACCAATGCCACTTCCAGGTATATCGATTTTAGCAATACGATATACTGGCGTATCTGGTGCAGGCAATTCGACAGTACCACCATTCGTCAGACTTAGACGGTTTCCGCTCAAACTCAAAGTCTGATTATCGTTATCTCGTTTGTTCTCTAATAGACCCAAACGACGCTTGATATCCGTATCATTGTACAGTTCGGACTTTCTTGCATATCCAGATAAGTCCTGATGGCTTGTAAGGTAGTTCTTACTAGCTAGTTCACTTTTAGTAACGAACCCCGAGACGTCGATATTAGGCTTGTTCTCAAGCGCTGAAATCCTCTGCTTAACCCGAGTGTCGTCATAGACCGTATCTTTATCTTGCTTTCTTTCAAGCAGTGAAATACGATTTCTGAGTTCGCTATCGTTGTAGACGGTGTCCTTGTCCTGCTTAGCTTCAAGCGAGCTAAGCCGTCTCTTAACCTCGCTATCGTTGTACAATTCTGATTTTTTAGCATACTCCGCAAGCGATTGATGTTCCGTTAGATAATTTCGACCTGCTAACTCGTTGCGTGTGACAGCGTCACGTTTTAGTAAATCAAAATCGACCTTATCTAGTTTCGTGACTACTTCTGCTTTGGTCGCTAAATGAGAAATATTCTGATGTTCTGTGAGATAATGCTTTGCTTCAAGTTCTTCATGCGTGACAATCTGAGAATAGTCAATCTCAGTCGCTTCCTGCATTTCCTGCTTCGTCGCAAAACGCGTCCTGATATCCTTGATATCCTTACCGATTTCAGTTGCTAGACTTTCAAGGTTATTCATATCAATCACGCTTTCGCTTGGTTATAAGTTTCTACCAAGTCAAGATTAGCAATCTGATCTACACGTCCGCTGACTTCTGTTACTTTCCCAAGAAGTGCGCCGTTTTCGTCTTGTCCCATGTTCGTGATTTTGTCAGCAATTTCTTTCAAAGTATCAAGATTTTCAGGTACAGACTCACCCAAGATTTCAGCCTTAACTTCTGATTTAGCTTGAGTGACTGCTTGTGAAATAGCTTGCGTCATTGCTGAAGTCTCTACTTTAGTGCCTACGCTTTGTTTAACTTCCTTGATATCTGCTCCAACCGCTTGTGCGAATGCTGTTAATTTTGTTGTGTCCATTTTCTTCTATACCTTTCCTAAGTTGTAATAAAAAAGCAAGTCAGGGAATTCCGGACTCACCGTGCCATCGCTACCTACAGTTCTTCCTGCAAGTTGTTTTTCAACTTCTTTTTCTATGTCTAACTCCTTCAAAGTATAGACATCTTCCGTAACCAATTCCTTGTCTGAGTCTTCAATTTCAATATAAGTATCTCTATCGCTTGGGAAGATATACCCTCCAACCGAGATTTCAACTCGGTATTTTCCGCTCGGTAGAATACTATCTAAATTAAAATTGACAGAATGGCTAGTGACGGGAGCAGTTGTCTTCCATCTTCGTTGTCCCTTTGTTAGAGTAATAACCGCTTCTTGCTCCTCAAACGAGGTCATAACACGGTAATTTTCATCTAACAATTCAAACCCAAAAGTAGAAGACAAATCCCCTTGTTTAATAAGGTCGCCACCATCAATTCGAGCCAAATTGGTTGTATTAACTCTGCGGTTGTTACAACCCATTCTGAACCTCTTTCTATCTATCATCTATTAAGATATCTGTCGTAATATCCAATTTCTCAAAATCGCAGTATAAACGATCTATGTATCCATTACCTCCTAGAGTTTTATAGCTTTTGTGCATGCTTTCTACTAGTGAGAATTCATCTCTAGAGGTATATCCTCTGTTAATAGCCCGTCGCATATCACGGTCAAGGCGCAACTTCATGGTATTTAGATGCGCCTCATCGTGAATTTTTAATTTTTCTTGCACTTCGTCGATTTTGGAATTGCTATCTTTAGCGGTAGTCTGGACATCTTTAAGCTGTTTCTTAACATCGGTTAGTTCCGAGACGATTTTCTCCGTCTCTTCTTTGGCTTTTTTCGGCAATTTGTAGCTAAGCCAAGCGATGATAATTGGTGAAGCCGATGGTAGCACGTTCATGAAGAAATGTTCTATCTGTTGTAAGACGTCCATAAACACCTCTCTAGTCCGCCAAATTGCTCAAGCCAAGGCGTTCCAATTCTTTGCGTACACGGTCTTTAAAACGTTTATTGACAAATGAAAAGTCAATCGCTCCACGTTTCAGCAAGTTAATGTACATGTCGATTTTAGCTTGGTCTAATGTAATCTTACTCATTGTTGCTACCTCCATTGTTTTCACTAGCGCTCGCTTCGCTTGTCGGTGTAGGAATTTCATGTTCTGTCTCGCTTTCTGTTGGTTGTTCTACTGCTGGTGCAGGTTGAATAGGTGCTTCTGCTACTGGTTGTTCAGTAGTTGGTTGCGCTGGAGCTGGTGCTGGTTCAGATATGACCACGTTTGGAACTCCGTTTGTAGCCACTTCTGTAGCTGGTTGGGGTTCTGGTTGAACTGGTGGGGTTACTGGAGCAGGTTCAGCAGGGTGTGTTTCTGTTTCTGCAACGTGAGATGCTTCCTCATGTCCCTCTGCTTCGTTCTCATGCTCATGATCAATACCGTTGTGTTTCTCAAGCACTTCCAAGCGTGCAAAGATTTCTTCGATATCGTCAGTGTTATGCAAGCTGACCTTCTGCATACCTTCCATAAGCTGGTTGGCTTGTTCAAGTGCTGCAGTTGTTTTAGCCAACTGTTCTTGGTTTTTGACAATGGCACTTGTAGGGTCTAACTCAGTTCGTAGCACATCTTTAACCGCTTCGATGAGGGTTTCATCTGCGTCACCCATATGGTCTCCGTCAAGTTCACGAGTGAAAAAAGTAAACGGCTTGTCACATTGAATAGAGACTTCCGTCTTGCCAACTCTGAAAAATTTATTTACTAATTTATAGTCCATTTTTGTTTCTCCTGATTATTTGAAATAAAAGAATAGTGAATCGCCATTTGCGAAATTACTTTTAAATACTTGTTTTTGATTATCGTCTTTAAACGAGATATAGAGCGATTTTCCTCTACGGTAATTATCTTGCCCTGTATTCCTATCGTACAACCGCGCATACTTCGCATAAACAGTTGTAATTGTATCGTTACGGTGTTGAATCCGTACTTTAACATCCTTTACTCTGCTCTCATCACGATATTTATCGTTGAAACCGCTTGAACTTATTGAATCAAAAATCAAATACCCTTGTGAATCGTACGGAGTTCTTAGATTCTGGTAATACCCAACATAGACCCACTTACTCCAGACAAGTCTCGTTCCAACATAACGCTCGATGATATCTTTACCACCAACATAGATACCTTCTCTTGTAGCCATAGCATCACCTACTCATACACATCATAGATTGTGTTCGGGTCTTTGTACGAAATTGACTCATACTGCGATTTAGAGCCGAACCAATACTTCATTTGCTGATTTCCGTTTTGATTAATCAGCTTGTGGGCTACGATTTCAGACGGTAAGCTAGGGATATTTAAAGCCGACCTATTAACTCGTAAAACACCCGAATTATCGACTGTAATCGTTGAGTTGTCAGGTCTGACAACTCCGTTTTGTCCACTCGTTGCCGTCTTAGCTTTGATGGCCCCATTCACCACTTCAGTCGTGTAATTATCAGGTCTGACGATACCGTTTGAGTTCGATGTAGCTACTGATACATTGCTACTCATTCCATTTTTTAATGTCTGCACAGATACTTTTTTCAACCCACGACCATCATGAATCATGATGTTGTCCGAGTTGTTGACCTGACTAGCCTGTGGCAAATCAGTTACTTTCCGTGTCTGTGTACTAATTACTGCCATGTTATACCTCCATAATATATTTCCAATCAGCAACAATCACACGGCCGTTTTCATCCGCAAGTAAGGTATGTTCTGTACCGTCGTCTGTACGAATCGGAGCAGTGAAGTCGTTCTGCAAGAACATGTGCTCAATAGCATTTAGTCTATCTTCATGTTCCTGAACTTCACGCTTCAAAGCCTCTACAGATTCGTAGCTTGCTTGTCTAACGTTGTCTACGTTACCCAGTCCGACTTGCTGCTTCGTAACGCTATGTGGATTGTTGCGATTGTTTAAGTGATTTTGAAAATCAACTTTACTTGCTTGTTCGACGTTTGCGACATTCCCTAGTCCCACTTGTTGTTTCGTTACATTGTGTGGATTGTTTCGGTTGTTGATGTGACCAGTTAGGTCAACCTTCTCAGCCTTGCTTCTAGTGAACTCGTCAATCTTTTCAGGCAGACCGTCGATGTCTGCAACCTTATGACGGTGGGTTGCGTCGGCTTTATTTTCCCATCGTTGCGCATCCTCAGCGCCGATAATATCTCTTGACCTCCAGATTTTAGCCATCTGTTAGAACCTCCAGTCTATATTTGAATCGTGTCGTTGTTTCAATCGGAACGTATACATCAATAACAGACTGAGGCATATTTGAAGCGTCTAACAACTCAATCTTATTGATTTCTCTGATTGAATCTGGTATCAAGAAATCAATCAAGACAAAACGTTGTTCTCGTTGTTTCTGTATCGTCACGATTTGATTATTGTTCAACCTTGCTTTGTTGATTTTAGCTAGTACGGTTTCTGTAACTGTATTTAGTAACGTTTCTTTAATCATTGAATAAAACCTCCTCTTGTGGCCCTTCATACTCAAAAGGGGTCACTCCTACAACTGCATAACCTGCTCTAGCAAAATCTACTGAAGTCTTGAATAACCGTTCTTTCAATTTGACACGCTCTGTTACCGTTGGGATATGTGTATAGCCCATATTTGCTGGTTTAATTGCGTTGACAAAAATAACCGACTCTCTGAAAAGTCCACTCGTTTCTGCTCCAGACTCAATCAGCAAGACCTGATTAGCGAAATCTACTGAAGCCTTGTACTTTCCTTTCCCGAAAAGGTCGTCCAATTTGCGAATTAAAAACCACCATGAAAATGGTGGTCTCATATTAATCCGCAACAAAACACGCTCTCTTCTCCACTCTAACGTATCGTCAGCGTGAGCAACAATGCCATAAACTTCCTCAAATTTCGTCAAGGTAGGAACGTCACAATACATAATAAACTGGTTCTTGATGAACTGCTCTAACGAGACAGTCCCGTCTTTAAACAAAGCGTTCTCGACCCGAACCAGTTCTTTCATATCTTTGACGCCCTCGTAGTAATCTGGAACGTATTCAGATAAGTTTACTTCTTTTACCATTAAACCATCCTCACTGTTCCTTTATACGGCAATTGTTGTAATTGCCCTGTGAAAACAAGTGATAAATCAGCTTCACGGTTGTTCAGTTTCATCTTATCTACGTTCGCGATACCTGTAATGGTCAGTAGCTTGGCCATTAACTGTGAGCGATAGATTTTCATGCTGTAGGTGTTGACATCTGAGTATTGAGCCCAGTTCTTTCTCAAGTCCAAGAAATACTGGTCTAGAGCCTTGTCTACCAGTTCTTTTACTTGATTTAACTGATATCCTGTCATTAACTCAAGTTCGAACTCAATATCAATTGGGAACCGTGTCGCAGTTGTAACTGTCACACGATGATTGATAGGAGCAAGTCCAACTCCTTTTCCAGTGTATTCTAGTGGATCCAGAACATTTTGCACCTTCTTGATTGTCTCAGTAGATGCCAAGTTCAAGTCGTTGTCTAAAACAACCACTTTAACAGTTCCCGAGCCATTCCAAACTGGATAAACCTGAACTGCACCAACACCGTCAATTTCACGGACACGCTGAACATACTCGATGAAGTTGCCACCAAACGGTTTCTCATTGACGTAAATCAAGAAGCGCTTCCGCAATTCATCGTCAGTCTCCTCATCTTGCCCAGACGTAACAATTTCCCCTAAAACCGCAGTAGCGAGGTTTCTGTAGTTTTCTAAAGGTAAGATATTGCCATAGTATCGATTTCCGACAACACCAGTCGTCTCACACTCTACTTCATACTTACCAGCTACATTCGTTTCACGAACTACCTTATAGATGAGTGCAGCATCGTCAATTGTCGCAAAACGAGAACCCAAAGCGATTTGTACGCCTTCTTTTCTCTCGTTTTTAAACTCCGCAAAGCGTACCGCTTTTTTTGACGGATAACGATGTAGACCGAACTCTTCCACCTTGTAGTCTAGATATTGGCCAATAGCAGTCTGTGGAAATGTATCTAGCAGTAGATTTTTCAACTGCAAATAAAAACCAGCTAACTCGTAACAAGCAGGCGCCAATGCGTCATAGATGATAGAACCTTCCCGTGTATCAATATTTTCATTGACACGAGAAAGAGCGTCATTCATCAGATAATCAAACGTATATTTTTCTAAGAAATCACCTATCATTAATCAGCGTCACCTCCTTTTCAACTTTAAATAAACCGGATATAGTATGGACTTCAAAGACACAAAGCAAGCTGTCCTTGGTTTGCTGCTCGATGAAGAAATTTTGGACACTTTTAATTCTTGTATCAACTAATAAGGCTTGAGAAATTGTTCTCTCAAGGTCAGCTTTTACAAAATCATAAGGCTTTCCTATCAAGCGCTCCAATTCTACTCCGTAGTTCGAAGAGTAAATAACCCACTCAAACCGTTCTGTAAGCAAAATCTTTTCAACTGCTTGCCTCATGGCTTCTAAGCCGTCAATATATCCGTGTATTCTGCCATTTTTCACTTGATAAGTGTAGGATGGCAAAACAACTTCTTCAATGTTTCGTATATCTACCATCTTCACTCCATCCTTTGTAAAACGTAGTATAATTGCCCGTTCTGGGCTTTAATCATCAAGACTTTGTCTCCTGCTTCAAGATCACGAAAAACAATCCACCTCTTATTGTCCCCTTCAGTATCTCCAGTACGTAGTTCTTTAACCATCGGACTTAAGACTAAAAAGGACTCAGGGATTTCAAGTTTATTATTAACCTTGATTGTTAGAGGAGAAACAGATGTGACAGAGCCAAAAACAATATCTGTTCTGTCTGTCCCATCATCTACTCCTTGCGCCAAAAGGCGTGCTAATAACTCTCCTGCCATTATTCCAGCGTCCTCAATTCTAAATCCATTGTATGCACCTTATCCCACTTATGGGTACATTTAGAGATGATGCCAAGGCTGTTCTTCTTAATACCTTCAGACTCTAAATCAGCAAAATCCAGCACAACACTGTTGCCTGCACTGATTCCAAGATGCCCTAAGCAAGGAACTTTAAAAGTCTTTTTAGGATGATTCTTAGCTTTCAATAAGAGTTCAGCCTTCTGTTGAATCTGACTCTCATTCATCTTTTCATCCACTTTTTCGTGGTACTGCAACTTGCCCCAAAGAGCCACATTTTTAGAGTCTTTCACAACGTAAACTTCACGCTTCTTACTCTGCTTGTTGTCTTTAGTCAGCTTCACATAGTTGTAACTGTCATCGATAGAGCCTTCATAGTCAAAGTCTGTCGCCACGCTATCATCACCAATCACTAAGTCAGTAATCAGCGAATTTAAGGCTATATGCTCGACTGTACCAAAGTTATCTCTGATGATGTACCACATACCACCATGAATCAACGTTAAGTCCAAGGCGTTCTGGATCATAGCGAAATAAGTTTTCTTATCTTCTATTTTCTCCGGACACGTCCAGTTACCTTCATCAACAACCTTGTACTCAAGTTCTGAGATTTCGCAAATCTTACTAAAGATTTCATGACTTTTAGAGGCTTCAAACACGATTGTGTCAGTGTTTTTCAGATACCTCATTCTGTCATAAGCGGTAACCGACCATTTCTTGGCTGATTTCCGCTTTTTCTTGAAAACTTTGCCGTAAAAAATGCCCTTATCATCCACCTTGAAGCGAATAACATCCCCAAAGTTACAAGCAACCTGCGAGTCTATGATCATATCAAACTCAAGTTTTCCCGGCTGAAAATCAATGCTAGTTTCCCATTTGACACCTCCGACCAACTCAGTGATATCAAAGACTTTACCGTCGTTCACATCTTGAATCAGAAATTCCATCATAAGACTTGCACCGAATCAGCAGTAACCCAACCACGCCAACCGCCATCAAGCATAGTAACGTGGTAAGGATGCGACCCTTTCATATTGATATAATTGACAAGCCTAGTTGCGTTTGACTCAGTTTGACCCGGCCCTTCTCCGTAGCTATCTCTATGCAGCTGCCCATTGACGAGCACCTTTGCACCGATAGTCACTTCTTTCTTAGTCGAGGGAGCTTGTTCTTTCTGAGGTTGACTAGCTTTCTTCTCCTCTGATACCTTCTTTTCGATTTTTACAAACCGAGCCTTGGCCATCTTGTACTCTTTGAAAGTGATGTCGTAGTAAACATCCTCATGAATACCAGCTTTTCTTTGTTGCTCAAAACTCTCAACTGTCGCAAGCATATTGACACCCACACCAGAGATAATCAAGCGACAAGGTTCTTTCCCATCCATGATTTTCTTTAAGAGTCGGACATAGGTTTCAGGCGTTCCTGATTTATTCAGGACATAAGAGCGGAAAGTGTCTCTCGGGAAGAATGAAGTGAAAGTAACCTCAGATAGTTTAGGAAAACTCATCTGGGTTATTTCTCCTAGCGCAATACTCGTTGTTGACTCGTTATTGGCGCTATTCTTCGTTTTTAGCTCTTCTGGATTGACAGGAAGTTGTGTGACTTGACCTTTGTACTCTACAAAAATACCAATCGCCATTTCTTTCTACCTCCTACGCAATTCCTAGGTCGCTATCGACCAAACCGACAATCTTTTCTTCAATTCTGTCAACCAAATCGTCGATATCCTGTTCAGTAGCGCTATTTTTAGACTCATATTTAACACTAACTTGAGGTGTTAGAACTTGGTAATCAATGATGTACTTACGTTCTGCAACATCACGCATCATCTTAATATCTTCGTCTTTCAGCTTGACTTCATCTTCAATCTTACCGACGTTACCAATGTTTTTGCCTTTGCCTAGCTTGTCTCCAAGGCCTTTGCCACCTCCGCCACCACCGTCTGGAGCACCTGCTCCTGCTGGTGTTTGGTTCGCTTGGTCAAATTTAGAAGCAAGTTCGTCTTGTTTCTTCATTTTGTCTCCAAATCCCTTCATAGCGTCACCGATGCCATTAAAGAAGTTCTTTGTTCCTTGATATGCTGCCATTGAATCAAGCATAGGATTCTTCAACCCTTCTGTTGGGTTGTGTAGTTCCAAACTTTTTCCTTTCATACCAGCAAAAGAAACTTTTTCAGGAGCAGAACCAGGATCTAAACCATCAGCTAGCCCTCGAATTGAGTTGCCAAGTCCGCCATTGTATGACATAGCACCAATTTCACCAACAGTTCCAAGTTTTACACCAGGGATTTTATTTAATGCTTTAATAATCCAGTTAATAGCCTTGATAGCCATATTAGCACCAGCTATGAAAGCATTACCTATGGCTGTAGCAACGTTTGCTGCGCCATCTGCGACTGCTGCAAATGCCCCTAGAACTGCTTTAGCAAAAGTGGCAAATGCTTTCTTAACTGCCCAAACAGCCATTAGAAATGTGTTTGCAATTGCTTCAGCAACGGTTATCACTGCATTCCAAATTCCTATAAATACATTGATAATCAGAGAGCCTAAAAATATAAACAAGTTGATGATGAATAGTATGACATTGTATACTGTTTCACCTATATACACGAACATACTAATAATGGTAGCTGCAACATCTACAAAAGAAATACCCAACTCACTCAAAGCGGTCGCAATTGCAATAACAATTGCGATGATTAAGAGTATTTGCCAGTTAGCTATTGCCCATGCAGCTGCAACTGCCAAACCTGCAATGACCCCTACTGTAGCCAAAAGTTCAAAAGCAGTAATTACAAAGTTAATGTTCTCAGTCACCCAGTTCCAACCTGCAACAAAGAGATTAAAGAGCCACATAGCTATCTGGCCAATCGCAAACATAGCGGTTTCTAAACCTGCCATGAAGTTTTGACCAGCGGTACTGTTAATAAACTCTTGCCATGCTTGAATTAAAGGCTGAAATGCGTATGTAGCTACGTTGCCAACCTGAGTCATCATATCAGCAAAAGTCATCGGCATTTTCGCAAATTCAGCGTTTGTCTCAACTGCTGAACCAAGCAGAGCGTTTTTAAGAGTATCTCCAGTTAGTTGGCCATCTTTAGCCATTGCCCTCAATTGCCCGACGCTGACACCAAGGTGTCTAGCTAGTTTTTGGGCAACAAGCGGAGCGTTCTCCATCATAGAGTTAAACTCATCACCACGAAGAACCCCTGAAGCAAGCGCCTGTGTGATTTGAAGCGTCCCTGCTTTTTGTTGCTCTAAGCTTGCACCACCGATTTTATACAGCTTGTTCAACTGTTCAGCGAATGCAATAGCTTCATCATTGCTTTTAAAGGCTTCTCCAGCTTGTGAGCGTAGTTTAGCCACTGAGTCTGCCATGATACCGAAGCCAGTCCTTGAGCGTTGTGCTGCTGCCATGATACTATCTTGAAGTTCTTGGCCTGTCTTTGATCCATCTTCTATCGTCTTAAGCCTTGCCATGGTCTGAATATAATCATCGCCTGACTTAATCAGACCACTCATTAAATTAGCCATTTGCCTCAAGGCTTGAATAGCAACCATGAAATTCAAAGCACGAGAAATAGAAGTCATTCGACCAAGCATGGATGTAGCAGCGCCCAGGCCACCAACAAGAGGCCCAGTCGAAGGAAGTTTGGGAGCGATAGGTGGCGCCATTTTAGGCACTACAGGGCTAGTAGCTTTAGGCGCAGTAAAATTCTTAGGCATATCTGCTTTGACTTTAATCGTTGCAGTTTGCGTCATCTTCTTGACACGTCTATCCAACTCTCCGAACTTAGCAATAGTCCTGTTGATTGTGCTATTAATTCGATTTAAAGGGCTTGAGAAATTATCTCTAAGCGCTAGCGTCTGCATTAATGTAGTCATCTTCTACCGTCTCCTCCTTCCTCTGCTTTTTCTTTCCATTTCTTTGTGTTCCTTTTCTTCTGCCTCTACTCGGATATCGATAAAGGCAAAAATCAAGGCTTTTTCACGCTTGGACAAGCTATCCAAAAAGGACGGAGTCCAGTTGAATTGATGCAAACAGTAGTAAGCATAACTCAACTCTGCATCCCCGTCCTCTAGTCGTTTTTTGCTTCTTCAACAAGATCATTGATATCTTCATCAAATCCGTTAAGCGACTGGATTTCTTGCATTAGGGTAGCATATTCCCCAATCTTCAACATAGCTTTCAAGGTTGCTGCTTCATCCCCAACAGTACGATAAGACTCTTGTAATTGAGCATCTTTTAAGTCTGGCGTAACAACGCAGGCAGACATCAAAGAGTCAATGTACTTATCGTTGTTGAACTCAGGAATAGCCACACCTTGGCGGTTTTTCTTCTTGATTGTCGCACGTTTTTTCAACGTATCGTTTAGACTTTCGTCAATACTGCGAATGACAAAAGGAGATTTGAAACGTTTAAGGTGTATCTCTTTTGTTTCTTCCTGCTGAACGTTTTCTAGTAAAAAGTCTGAAATTGCCATTTATCTATCCTCTTTCTAACCTAATTTAGGCGCATTAAATTTTTCCAAGATATCCACATCTTCAAAAGTAAAGTTGACTTCTTCTTCCAAGAAATCTTCCTCAACTTTTAATTGACCCATCACAACTTCATCAAGGTTACATTCACGCAAGATAGTTGTTTGGCGACCGATTGAACTTGTCGCATCGTCATTGGTCACTTGGATATCAAAGAATGTATCACGACCATTCTTCATGTAGTCCAACATCATTTCCTTGAATGTTGAAGTGACACCGTAGATGGTCATCTTACCTTCACCCTTGAAACCAGTCGCTTTTACTTGCGTACCACGTTTGTTAAGGGTGCGGACTTCTTCTTTGTTCTTCTTAACTGTTGCTTCAAGTTCCTTGATATAGAACATGAACTCATTTTTCCCGTCGATGTGAATAAAAGCGGTACCTTCCTGACCGCTGATTACGTCACGACCTTTTAAAAAAGCCATACTGTCTCCTTTCCTACTCTACTGTAACTGTCATGTACAGTTTTTCCATGCTGTCCACTGGTTTCACTTTAACGTTAACCACTACCGACTCTTTCAACTCACCACGTAGCACCTCGATGTCTTCCACTTTGAAGTCTTCGATAGCACCACGAGCCTCAAGGTCTTTGAAGTAGCGAATACGGTTCGCTTTGAACGCTTGACGTCCATCTTCGTTGTTGCTTACTTTACCAAGGAAATACTCAGAGAAAGCGTAACGAGTATCGTTCACGATATCGTCCAAAGTGCGCAAGATACGGTTCTTACGGAAGTCTTGGTTCTTTTCAATCGTGAAGCTGACGTGTGAGTTGATATCTTGTTCAACTACTGCACGACCACGACGAGCAGTAAAGACAAATTGCCCTTTCAAGAGCGCATCTTCTGTCTCTGTATGGCTCAAGCGACCCACGACATCAACAGAGTCTTCGTACTTCTCATAAGTCAATGATTTTTCAACACCAGCATTTGCGCTTGCTGCTGCAACCCATACAGTCGCTTTAGTCTTATCAATAACCGTCTTATCAGACAAGATAACACCGTTTTTAACGTTGATTACTGCTTCACTGTCTGCGTCTGAGTCTGCAACAACCAATTGGGCTCCAAGTCCTTCATCTTCACGCATACGTTTGATAAAGTTGATAGCTGCCTTCTTGATAGAAGCGTCTTCTACTGGCAAGGCCATATAGTTGAACTCAACTGTTTCAAGAGCCTTGAAGTATTCTGAATAGTCTTGAGTTGAGACTGTTCCATCAGTACCGCCAGTCAGTTTAGCACCAGCTACTGCTTGCAATTCACCTGTTCCTGAAAACTCAACTAGATCATTGTTTTTCAAATCAGCCAATACTTTTACAGTTTGTGAGTCCATAACCACCGTATCAAGGAATGTAACAACATCAAATGAACTTGAGTCGTCTACGTTCGTTTTGACTGTTACTGTGATGTCATTCCCACGGACACCGCTATATTTAGCTTGAGCTGTTACGTTCTCTGAAAGGTTTACGTTTGCCTTTTCGCCTGTATTCAGACGATAAAGCAAGACTTCACTAACACGTTTGAATGCCTCATTCAGCAACAAGAGTTGTGGGCTTTCTTGCTCGTACCCTAGCTTTTTAAAAAGGTCTTCGCCACGTCGGATTTTCATCAATTTCTTTGATTCGCCGAAACTGAGTGCTAGCGGTACTGTTACGACACCGTCACCGCCAAGGCGAGTCATTGCGATGTCTTTTGATTTGACGTTGATGTAAGCACCTGGTCTTACTTTATTTTGGCGTTTCCAAATTCCACCTGCCATTACTTAATCTTCCTTCCTAGTTCGTATTCTAGTTTTGCTCGTGCTTCTTCCAAACTATAAGACTCTTCTGGGTCTAAAATAGCCCCCAAGATGTCTTTTTCTCCGTTGGTAAAAGCACTACTTTCCAAAATGTCCGCAGTAGGGAACACAATTCCGTCTACATTATCCATCTTTTACCTCTTCTTTCACTTTCAATTCACGTTGTTTGATATCTTCCTCTTCTAACTTCAAGCGTGTGCTTGCATTGAAAATACAATGCAGAACATTGTCAACCACTTCATACTGACGGTCAAATAAATGAATCGTCGGTAAGTGCAAGAGTTTATAACTCAATTCTTCCTGCATTGCTAAACACTCGCTACGCTTTTTCTTAGGAGGAAAATAAGACAAATCCACTTTAGAACGCACTTTCACATACTTGTTAGCCTCTGGAGTGTACTTTGTGTCAACCACATGGATAAAAAAACAAGGCTCTTTAAAACCTTGCTCTACTTCATCCAGATAAATCCTGATGTCAGGATATAACCCCTTGATGTGACTAACTAACTCCTCAACTAACCGAAAGCCTTTATTTGCCATTTCCTAACACTACCTTTCTCATAAAGCCGTCATACTTGTCACGAACACGCTTCTCCATATCGCTTTTAGTATCTTCAACCGTTTTATGAAGAAAAAATTGCCCTGGAACAAAGCCACCGTTGACTGTCTTATGCCCGTACTCAACGTGTGGAGCATAGTAGACCTTGTTATAAACTTTCTGCTTATAAGTCCGTCCAGATACTTCAATATGGCCTTTAGACCAGCCTTTTTGCAAGGTTCCGCCTTGTTTTCCATGAGCGCTTGCCCAAAATTTGACGTGTTTGCCATCTTTAGTTGTGAACTCAACCCAATGATCCGTATAAACACCAACAGGCGTTCTCTCTTTTACTTTGGATTTTAGTTCTGTACCTTCGAAATTCAAGGTTTGCCTCATAAATCGGTCTACGTTCGCATGATTCGCATTCTTGTTGAAGTTGTCAGCGAACTTAGCGAAGCTACGATAATCAAAACCGCCACTCATGACTTGCCCTCTAGCTTTATAGCAATTTCTTGATGTGACCAATACTGACCAATAGGCACATTAGACCGTGTAAACACTTTAACGTGCCCATTTCTATCAGTCACCTCAATCTTGCAGCCTGCAGGGATATCATATACAACTGAGCAAAAGAGTTTCATATCATAGCCGTTGGCTTGATAGTCGCTCCCGTTTGTAGAACTATTGCTCATTTGTGAAATCCTGCAAGGAATGTCCTCTAATAGCACGCTTTCTGACATACTGGTCAAACCGTCTATCTCTTGCTCAGTATAACCTTTTACCGTCATTTTACAGTCATACAAGCAATCAAAGACTGTCTTAGCATATTCGCTCATAGTAGCTTTCTAAAACGATTCAACTGACGCTTGTAGCGCTCAAGTGATGACGGCACTTGTTTCATTCGTTGAATCATTTCATAAGGACTAACCTTTTCGATTGTCGTATCACCCATTTTGATACTCTTAACCGAAAAGTCGTCTGCGTCTGCTTTTTCAGCAAGCATACTTTGCTCCTTGACCTTGTCCAGTAAGTCGTTGGTCATGTCTATCCATACGTTCTCTAAACGTCCAGGCACACTGTCTTGGTGAATATAATTCAAAATCTCGTTTTCTGCTTGGGTCAAAGCGTAGTGAAGAACTTCCATATCTTTGAAATAATTATCCTGACGCATTTTCCGAACGCATGAGATCAAGTACATTGTGTTGTCTTGTTTCAATTCTTGAATCATATTCTGTTACCCAATCTATTTGCCAATTTTGTGTTTCAAAGCGATAATACCGATGTTCTTAGGCTCGTAAACACGTTGCCAGTTCTTGAATTTAGCCAAGTCAGCATTTGATGGAGTGATGTTTCCAGCATCCACTTCTGCGCCAGTCCATTTCACACCATAAGGGTGCATAACAAGGGCACGACGAGTGTAAATCATGTCGTTACCTTTAGCAGCTTCACGAGAAGTTTCAAACGTAGTCAATCCTGACGGATTTCCTGTGTTAAGACCGATTGAACCAGTACGGAATAGATATGAAGTATAAACATCTCCTGCTGGTGCAATACCATCATCGATAATGACACGGTAGCCAAGGTAGGTTGGAATGTTGATAGTCGCAGTTGTTGGCTGGATGTATTGAATCAAGTTATCTTTTTGTAGTTTTGTATAAACCGCTGAGTGCATAGCAATCGCAGTAACTTGATCAGCAGAATCTCCAAGCAATTGTTTGGCGTCAAGTACCATAGCTGCATCGATACCAGTAGACGCTTTTGATTGGTCTGATACGTGAGTTTCTTCAAGCGCTCCTTTCTCACCACCTGTTCCAGTAGCAAAGATACCATTCAAGGTAGCAATCAAGGCTTTTTGGTCTTCACGTAGCCAATAAGCACCGATACGGTTCAAGATAGCACGTACTGGGTCAGAACCAGCTACAATACCAGTCAATTCGTTGGCAGCCCAACCACGTCCACGATAAAGAACGCAGGCAATGTCTGCTCCAGCAGTGATTTTGCCAGTTTCTAGGGCTTTGTCGCCATTTCCGAGAACTTCAGAATCACCAGTAAGGTCATTCCAGAAAGGCATGTTGACCAAAAGACCACCAGATGTAATGTTTTTAGAGACACGTTCGTCTGATACTGCAATACCACTTTGAACGAAAGCAGATTTAGCAGCAGTGTACTGTTGCATGTAGGCATTGTATTGTTGAGGTGTAATCGTGTCTAGAATTTTTGTAATTTCATTAGCCATTAGTTATTTTCTCCTTGTTGTTCTAAAAATTGAGTTAGGTTGACGTCGGGATTGCTCATAGCAGTTTCCCAATTCCCTAAATTAGCACCTTGCCCATCGCCTTGATTTGGCGTATACTGGGCTTGTTTCTCCCCGTTAAATAGATATGGACTCTTGGCACGCTGAGCTTCGATTTGCTCAGTTAAGCCAATCAATTTGCCATCTTTTACAGAGATTTCGTCTTTGTTTAAGATTTTCTCAAAAATTTCTGCGTCTCGAACGCCAGCTTTGGTCAACTCAGCATCGATTAAACGAGATTTGTTCTCATCTGCTAGTTTCATTTCAAGTGCTTCTGTATCTTGTTTGTACTTAGCTTGCAAGTCTTCTAGCTTTTGCTGAATATCTTCAACATCTGCGCCTTTTTTCTTCAAATCATTCAAGTCTTTATCACGTTGTGTCAGCTGTCCACGCACGCTCTCCAATTCGCTTTCTTTACTTGCTACATCATCCTTAAATTTTTGGACAGAAGCACCATACAAAGCGAAGACTTGAGAAATTTGGTCTTCAGTTAAGCCGATGTTTGCCAGTTGTTCTTTTTTCATTTTGAAAATCCTTTCCTCTACGCTAGGCTTTTTAGGTGTTCTCCATCACCAGTCGCTCCGCTTTTGTTAGGACTACGGACTTGTCCAATAGTTGAACCTTTTAACGCCATGCTCAGGGCATAAGAAAGCCGCCTCGATTTCGATGCGGTTAGGTTATTTTTTAATTTCTTTAACTTCTTTGATAACTTGTTTTACAAACGCTATGATAAACAGCATCAAGAACAAAAATACCAACCACCCAAAAGCGATTGATACCAAACCCCAGATAAACATGCCTTTACTCCTCTACTTTTTCGTATGTTTCTTTAAAGATGTCAGGTTTACATGGATAAAATTCACCTTGTACACCTTTGATGATATAATCACCTTCTGTAGCAATCATCAATCCTTCAAGTGTTTCTATCTTTAGAACTGGATTATCCAAATCAGCATAATCAACACGAACTGGATCTAATCCTAATTCCGATAACTTCAAAATTGATTCTTCCGTATCTGTAAACTCTACAGCCTCAATCACTACTGGTTTTTTACGGTATTTCATTTCTTACTCCTTTTCTGGGCACGAAAAAAGCACTTAGATTTCTCTAGGTGCTTAATTATCTAATCGGTAAGCCTTTTGCGTAAGCTTCTTTAGCCTCCGCAAGTGTCATTTTATTTGGACCGCCATCGATATTTATAATGCCTGTATTTTGCCAATGACAGACGTCACAGATATCATAGTCTATAACCTCATTTCCACAAACAGGACAATGTAACCAAGTATCTCCGTTAATTACCCAAGTCTTTTGTGATTTCTCCATCGTAATACTCCCTTCCTAATTCCGGTTTAAACATCGTTCTAATTTTAAAAGTTAGTGGATTTCCTAAAACATACACATTATTCTCAACGTCATAACGTACTCGTCTATCCTCAATCTGATAACCTAATATCTTGTCCGAGGTCGGTTTTGATAACAAATCAGACGCCATTTTTTGGTATTCTTCAATGGTTATATCGCCGAACTCTTTCCCATGATCTTCGAAATGTCCATTTAAAGATTTCTCAGTAGGAAACTTGGACTTTGTCCATCTGATGCGGTCTTTTAGTTCCTTGTATCCCTCAACGTTATTATACTTCAAATCATAGAAGCCTGCAAATGTTTTAGGCATATTTTGAGGTCCTAAAACCTGCCTATAAGCTATGAACTGTTCCTTGGTTCTGCGGACTCTATCCTTTTCCAATCGTTCAGCTTGTAGCTTATCTTTAATAGCAGTCTGGCCATACTTATCAAGTTGTTGCTTTCGCCAATCCTTGAAGGTCTGACCACTTTCAACCTCATAGCCTTTTCCTGTTTCAATGTCTCTTGCATAGCGTTTCCCACCTTTTTCTAAGGCAGGAACCGTCGTGCATCGACAATGAGGGTGCATAGTAGGATAATTCACGCCCTTTTCTGCATCCTTGACAAGAAATACCTTACCGTCCAACTCGCCACAAATAGGGCATGTGTGAACCTCTAAGGTCGCTAGATACCTGTACTTCTTGATATTGTCGTCTTGGTATTCATCTAACGTTGCTTGAGCCTGAATGCCGTTTGTTTCCGTCTGTAAAACAGTCACTGCACGATTACGAGCACGTTCGAACTCAATTGCTAGAAGTTTACTGGACTGGTCTATCGGATAGCCTCGGTTTAAATCGTTTGTAACCAACGATTCTACTCTACTAACCAGTTCGTCCATATTGCTACCCCAAACACGCTCAGAGAATCGCTTACCTTTGAAGTTTTCGTTGATAGCCTTTTGAAGATACTCTTCTTCTAGGCGCTCAGGCTTGAAATTCGGTTCTCTTTTGGTCTGCTTATGGTAGTTGTAAGCACGATTTAAGTAGGTTTCTTGGTAGGTTTGCTTGAGATGTGTTTCTATTCGCTTGTTGATTTTGCCAGTCATTTCAGCGATATCCATCTCAACGCCAGCAAACAAGGCATCTGCATTTGTTTTGACCTTTATTGACCTTGACCACTCTGTTAAATCAGGATGTTTCTTAACAAAGCCAGCAATCTCTTGCTTGGTTTTTAATTGGTCAGTCTTAGTCAGGGATAACAGATAAAATGGCAATGAGTCACTACGATTTTTAGATACCCTCTCGAACGACTCTAAACGACCTGCAATGCGTTTTAGTGTTCTGCGGTATAAATCATCAATGTAGTCTATTATCTCGCTGAGGTCGTCAATCTGATCTAGCTCATATAGCAATCTGTCTTTCTCTTCTCGACTGAGGTCGTCAAGAGATTCGATGAAAGCAATCTTCTCTTTTTTATTCAGTTTCCGACTCATGCTCTACCTCTTCCATGTCGTAGAGTTTTTCAGATTGTTCCTCTTGGTCAGCTTTCTGCAAGCGCAACTCATCTTGCCAATCTTCTACAATTGGATTCGATTTAGCTACGTTCTCTCTTGATGTGATAGTTGCAAGAGTAGAAACTACTTGAGCCATTTCTGTGTCGTTATTGATTGAGTTCCTTGTCCATGTTTGCTTGATTTTAAGCTTGTCAGACAGTCCTAGATGTCTCAAAATCATCTTAACAAGCGTGGCATACCCACTTCTAAACTGAGTTTCCATATTCCCAGCTTTTAACTCTAAAAGCGAGTAAAGGAACTTCAAAGCAACGCCTGAACTGTTCCCCAGCTTATCTGTTTCAGGGTTAACCCCTTGGCCACTGATAAAGATTTGTTTTTTAGTCCGCTCTAAAATCAGATTTCTTGCTTCGGTTGGAATGTCAATCGCAATGGTTGTAACTCCTGACTGGTCTCCCATACCGTCATTGTCCATCTTAATCATCTTGTAGCGTTTCAAATCTTCTAGAAACTCTTGCTTGTCCTGCCCACCGTAGTTTGTAAGAACAAAGATAACCTCTTGAACATCATCTGTATCATTGACAAATCCACTAAAGACTTTGTCGTAAACATCAACTAGGTCTTTGATTGGCTTCAAGTCATTGGTCTCAATTTCGTTATTCTTGAACGGAATAAAAGGCACAAGGCCAAAATCATGCTTGAAACTATTGTCGCTTGAGCGGTCGCCATTCATGGTATCAACCAAAGAGATTGCTTGGAATGTCTCTAATTCTTCCAGCGGCTTATTTTCTTCATGACGATAGAAAGAGCACTCTTTGTCGTTCCAATATTCGTAAACAGTGTAATTCTTACCATCTGTTTCATCAATGCTAGAGTATACTCGCAGTACACCAATCAACTTCTTATCCAAAGACTTTGAGTAAATTGGTATCACTTCTTTTGAGTCCACGCAAGCGTATCTAAACGAATTATCACTAGCGTCTTTCCAAACGTGAAGCCAAGCAATACCAGCATTTCCTGCATTCACACAAAGCTGTTTGCTGATACGTTCATAATCGTCTCCTAAGACATCCACAATCTTATCATTAACGCTTTTATCGTCCACATCAAAGGTAGGTGGATAGGTCAACGCATAAGCCTTTTTCTGGTCAAGCAATAACTGATGCCAGTTGTGACTAATACGGTTGTCGGCGTTACGAAAAGCATTATCTTCTGCTTTTACTTCGTTCTCTGCGCCTTTCTTGTCGGCAGGCTTACGCTTTCGTTTAATATCATTCTCGTTGCGATAGTATTTCTCAGCTTCACTTGCTTGCGTGACAAACTTTCCGTGCTTAACCATCTGTGACGAGATTATTTTTTTAATTACTTCTATTTCCAAACAGTCATACCTCCTGACTTGAATAATACTGTGTAGCAGAAATAACGCAGGGCGTCCATTGCGTGGTCAAATTGCTTGATAGGTTTGTCTTCACCATTTGCCGAGGCTTTCTCGTCCCAGACATAAGCGTGGAACTCTTTCAGAGTATTCACACAACTCTCATGTACTGCTATTTTCTCTTGACCTAGCATAGACCCGACAAAACGAATACCTTCAAGGACGTTATTTCTGGCTTTTTTGATTTTGTATCCACGCTTCTTCAATTCGGCAATAAATGAAGCTGCAGACGGGTCAATAATGATTCGTTCAATGTTGGTATCTCCCAACCAAGCGGTTAAATCATCAGCGTACTCAGTATTGGTCTTCTGTACGTTCTCGTCACGACCTGAGTAATAATATTCCCTTGTTAAGTAATACTTGCCATTGATGTCTTTTTCCCACAAAAGAAAAACGGTCGCATTCTGCGTACCGTAGTCGACTGAAACATACTTGCCTAACTTACTCATCTCTGGCATGGTTGATACAACATGCTTATCCTTACTGAACATATCGTAGACAATACCTTCTGCAACCGTCCAAAGACCTTGGATGTAGCGCTGATAGAAAACACCTTGATATTGACTTCTGTATCGCTTCTTGATGTTCTCTGAAAGAGAAAGGTTGTCGTCCATATCAAAATGCAGATAAAGCATATTCTTTGATTCTGCTTTGTCTATCCAATTAACTTTAAACCAATGATAAGGCCCGTCCGGGTTGCAGTTGAACCACCACTTAGAACCTGTCACAGAACACCGCCCTGTACCTTGGTTAACAAACGACTCTGGCATAAGCGCAACTTCATCGAAAAAGATACCTGCAAGCGTTAAACCTTGAATAAGATCCTGTGAACTTTCGTCCTTACCGCCGAAAATATAAAAATCATTCGACACGTCGCCTTTTGAGATTTCTATCAAATTATCCGTCCGATGATAGACGTAGCTAAAACCTCTTGACTGTATCATAACCAACAACAGTTTCAGGACGTTACGATTAAAAGAGCCGATTGTCTTTCCGCACATCGCAAAGTTCTGATGATTGAATGACGTCATCGCCCAGATAACAAACGCTAGGCTCATAGAGACAGTCTTACCAGAACGGATAGCGCCATCTGCTATAATGCCTTCCGACTCATGAACTGGAGAGTTCCAAAGCCACCAAGTCAGCACTTTCTTCTGCTTTTTGCTAAAAGGTTGAAATTTGAATGTATTGGTTTGCATTCTTAATCTAGCCAAGTTTCTTCAACCACCCCTTCTAGAGATTTAATAAAGCCGTCGTCATGTATGTTTTCAGGCTCATTGTCAGGCAGTTTAGATTTCAGAATCTCAATTCTCAATCTCTGCTCCTCTGTAGCAAGGCTTGAGCGAGTCAATTCATCATATGTTTTAATCATATTTCTAAGTTCTGACTGTATTCTTGCAATTGCAGCTAATGCCTTACCTTGTTTATCCCAAGCAGTGTGAACTTCATAGCTTTCTCCGCCTTTAGCTGTACTAGCAATCAGCATAGTGGTAGTATCCTCAACGTCCTGAACGTACAGAATGCGCTGGGCATGTAAAAGATTAGCATAGGTCAGCGTGATATTTTCCCAAAGTATATCAATAGGAGACATAGCCCTTACTTCATCTACAAGCTCAGAGATACCCTCAGGGAGGAACCGTCTTCTTAAGCCATGAGTCACAGCATTCTCATTTCTTTTAGGTGCTCCGTGACCAACAGCATTCTTATTTCCTTTTGGAGCTCCTCTTGGATTTTTGGAGCGTTCCGTATTTTTCTTTTGGAGCGTTCCTTTTATTTTAGGTTCCCATTTATCTTTACTTTTCCAACCTCGGACAGTGCCAGCTGAAACACCCAAACGCTCAGCAATCTCAATCAGCTCAATGTTTCCATTATTCTCTGAATAGATTTCAAATGCTTTGTCTCGGTTGGGGTCTCTTGCTCTACCCAAGACTAAACCTCCTGTATTTGTTTGTTTGGAAAATAAAAAAGCCACACGATGTGCGACCTTTTCAAGACCTCTCACAGACTTTGCAGGAATCGAACCCACGATAACAGTTTTGGAGACTGTTGTGTTACCGCTACACTAAAAGTCTTTTTTTAATGCAAGGCGACTACTACCTTGCGTGTTAATTAGAAATCAATTTTCTGATTTATTTTTTGTAGTCTTTAACGGCGATGCCCGGAATCGAACCAAGGGAAACATAGGAGAGAAACCACTTGCCTGTCACCGCCAAAACGAGACCGAAGCCTCGGAAAAATATAATAAAGTATAAAGGAGACGTCAATGAATGAAATAGAGGGATGGGTTCGAACCCTCAATGTCTTTACGACACCCTGATTTCAGGTAACCATCTACCAATTCTGAGACCTCTCTTTTCAATTCTTGACACTACCATTCTAACAGATTATCGTTACAGTGCACATCAAGATTATTTTGATTAACACATATTCTCAAGATATTCTCAAGATAACTCAAGAAATTCCAAATTATTCCAAAATTACCTCCAGCTCTTCAATAGCAACCTTACGCATGCTATAATACGAGCTCTTGCTGATTGCTAACTTATCGCAAATATCCTCGATATACGTTTTAGTAATATATGTCATTCTCAGGATTGCCCTGTACTTTGGATTTTTAAGCCTGTTGATCATTCTACCTAATTCAAGTTTCCTATCAATAACTTCCTTGGTGTCCTGTTCTATAGCCTCTTTCATCACGACAAGCTGAGTATAGACATCATCAACTTTTCTAGTCTGTCCACCTTGAACTTTGACACCTGACCACTTAGGGCTTGAGAGCAAACCTGCCTCAAGCTCATTGATTTCATCTATACGGCTTTG